CCATCTGGCACGGGCCACAGCGTTACCTTTGTAGACCCTGCCAGTCTTTCTACGAAGATTTGGGTGGGTCGCCCCCGAAGGTTTTTTTGATTTTGTTGAGCATACGTTGATACGCTGATGCGCTCCAAGTTTGTATCTTTTTGATTAGTGCCACTACCTGTTCGTAGCTGGTGTTCCAAAAGGTCAACAGTGTCTGTTGGTAGAGTATACGTTTGGCTACCCTCGCTAAGAGTTTCTGTGCCGCTTGCAATAGTCCATAAATTGAGTCCACGATTTTGCCACTCCAAGGTTAGTAGGTTAAAGCTACGCCTGACTGTTTTAAGGTCGTATCCAGAGCGTAGCTCCTGTCCCGCCCTTTCAAATGCCTCTTCAAATATCTCCGGTAAATCTGGTGTTACAACTGCCATTATGATGTCCTATGCTTTCTTACCTTGTTGGCAACTTTCTGAGGCTGTTTAGAAAACTGCTTACCAGCTTTTGTATCTTTTCGTTTCTTTGCGGTAGTCGCCGCATATTCTTTTGACGACATATTCACAATAGCGGAGCTAGGCAAATATCGTTCTCCAGTTGCTCTTGGGCCTTGGGTGCTGGGCTTCCCTGACTTTGTCCGCCATTTCTGCTTTGTCCAGCTATCTAGGCTCTTCTGTGACTTTGACTTTCCCATCCTACAACTACCCGTTAATTTTTTTAGTTATCCATAAAACCATTGCGTAGACCACCAGCCCGTAAACAGTGGCTATTCCAATATCTACGATATGCTCTCGCATATGATATATAAACTCTATGCCTGCCTCAATATCGCTGGAGCCACCACCTACTGTGATGTTCTTTGTCCCGTGAAACTCTTCTATCGTTTGTTCCATAAAGTTGCCTATAACTTTTAACTAAGGGCGATAAAGCCAATAACCGTTAATACAAAAATAATTGCAACGCCGCCAGTTATGCCAAACACCAGCATAATATCTTGCAGTTCTTTTTTCTTTCTTGCCGCTATGCGCTTTTGCTCGGCAACGCGCTCTTTTTCTTCTCTTATCTGCTTGTTGCGCTCGGCTATAATCTGTTGGAATGTCCCGTGACCAAAGCGATGATTAATGAGTATTCTCATTTCATCCATTTGCTCTTTGGCTAATTTGGCATCTATAACGCTGTGCGCCACATCTTTTGTTTGCCCAAGAACTGACTTGTTGCCAAACCGCTCTTGCTGTACTTGCTTTTCGCCCGCAAACAAACCATCCAAAGCGCCAGCTATATCTTTAATGTCGTTGGCTGTGGAGATGTTCTGCTTAATGAAATCAACAGACTTCTGCACCAACGCGATGCCAGTTAATGCAGTGCTGATAGGTTCCATACTATTGCCTAGCTTTTGTAGCCACCCCCTGCTTTTTTATAAGCAGAGGCCACCATTTGAGCTTTTCTCGCACTCCACTGGCCCGGACGCCCACCCTTGCCGCCAGCCTTGATGCGATTAAATATTCGTTTTCTCATGGCAGGCTTTGTATAGTTGCCTGCTTCATTTACCCTTGATTTTGTTTTGCCGCCCTTTTTCATAGCGATAGGCTTTTTAGGACAGCCAATCTTTCTTCCAGCCTTCATGTTTTTTTCCTGCCAAGTTTTTTGTGCTTCTGTGATTTAGGCGGAGACTTTGTAGAGCCGCCCTTTGACCACAATTCCTTGTTTGCCCAATAAGCCGCAGACATTTTGCCTTTGGCTATGTTCTTGCCGTGCCGTGCCTTAAAGCTCTTTCTCGCCGCCGCAGAATAGTTGTGGCCCATAGAGCTATCGCCATAATGGATGAGCTTAACCTTGTCGCCCTCTTTGGCTAGCACCATGCCCTTTTTACCAGAACGATTAGACTTTTTGGGTTTATTAAACCCAGCAAAAGATGTGCCTCTGTACTTTATCCCACCGCTGGGTGTTCGCGTAACGCCGGGATATTTTGTCTTAGACATTAGTAGATAGCGCGGGTCTTGCCTTTGGTAGCCACGCCATCAATGGGGCGCTTTCTTGCTCTACCGCCAGCAGACATTCTTTTAACATCTTGAGCCGCTTTCATGTTGGGCGTCATCATTCCTGATTTTTTAGCAGTATCTTCTTCGTCTTTTTTCTTATCACGAAGACTACCCAGCAATCCAACCAGCCCCGGCCCGCCAGCATCAGCGATTTTGCCAAATGCTCCACGCCCCGTTGCAATCCCATATAAAGGAGATATGGTTCCTAGTATGTCTTTTTCCTTTTTTCCCATTGTGCCGCCTATGCATAAAAGACTGTAATATTATCTACAGTGTCCAATGTGTACTTAACGCTTGCCCCGCTATTAAACAGAACACCCTCTGCGGGTATTGTTCTATCTATAGTGGTGTTTGCAGTGCCAATAGTCCTTGCCTTAAATAAAGTTGTGCCACTTTCTGGAGTGCCGTTTATAAACTCTACATCCCCTGCCGTGCCGCCCGATACCACGGACAAGCCTTTAAGCCTTATTCTAAGGTCACCCTGTACTGCTTGAGCGCACAAAGTTCCAGAACCAACTTTAATGTTAGCCGCAAATTGTGCAGAGCTTGTTACAGAGGTGACTGTTAAAAATAACTTGGTTCCCGCTACCGCTTCGGCAGAACCCGTTGAGGTAATTACCTCTGTTTGTGCGTTACCAAAAACGTCTGTGCCAACAATAGTGTTTGTTTTTTCATTATCGCCAGTGCCAGTTGTCGTAACAATAACATTGCGTGCCGCGCCACCCGCAAAGGTTGTGTTCGCCATTGTCGCAGATGTACTGGGCCTTGCGGCTGTAACCAAGCGGTCATCGTCCGATGCATTTTCGTCGCTAATCGTTAGCGGTATTACATCTGATTGTGCCATCATAAACTCCTTTGAAAAGAGGGGCGCATGGCCCCCCTCTAAATTAAGCCGCGTAGCCCATCAATTCGATGAAGAGTTTACCCGCAGTGTAATCGGCGTCAGTCGTATCACCTAATGTCAGATACAAAAACTCGTCAGCCGCTGGCACCGCCGTAAAGTACACCTTGCTACCAAGGGTGGCATCGCCCGCATTGACCAAAAGGGTTTCTGCCAAACCAGAGATGGCACCATCTTCAACACCCGTGCTTTCTGTTGCCGAATGTACGTTGATGTCTGGGTCGCCCCCTGTGGGTGCCTCAAAGCACTCCATGCTACCTGTCAAAATTGTACCGTTTTGAGCGGCTGTAATCTGACCAATGTGACATACGTTAGAGGTTCCGTTCACACCGATGATGTCGCCGCTTGCAGTTGAGCGCAAGCCCGTCAGGTCAATCAGAATACGAGTGGTAATAATGCCACCTACGCGCTGTACAGAGCTACGATAAATCGTGCCTGTGCCGCCTGTAATACCTGTTCCGGCTTCGGTTGAAAGTGTGTTTGCATCAAAAGACGTTACGCCTGTTGAGCTAATGCTTGAGAGCGTTGTAATTGCTCCCGTTGTGGCGTTTTCACTAATTGAAGTAAATCCACCTTTGGAGCGCACTGCTCCCGCAAAGGTTGTATTAGCCATATGTATCTCCTGTCGTGGCTAGTGTCAGCTACACCATGTAGCTGTCAGGGATAAAAAAAGAATAGCGCATAAAAAAGGGGGCGGCAACCGCCACCCCCAGAAAAGTTATATTCTAACTTTTTACGCTCCGGGCGAACCGAACATACCCAGTGGGTCAGAGACTCCAAAGCTGTAACGCTCGCGTGCTTTGTAGCGAACATTGCCAGTGTCAAAGTCACCGTCCATTTGAGTTGTCATTGGTGTACGCTCAAAATGCTTCATGCCGTTTGGTACATCCGTGGTCAGGAAGAAAGCATCTGTGTCAGTCAAATAGTGATTAACACGGAAGCCTTCTGGAATTGACCCGTTGTTTACCAAGGCATTGATGTCATTATCAGCGGTGCCTGTACGCATTTCCGACTGCAACAATCTTGTTGCTACAAACATCAGAGCAGGCGGGACAATCATCTTACGCGGGCGAGCCGCAATAAGAAGACCTCGCTCGTCAACAAAAGCGGCAATATCAATTACCATTTGTTCGAGAGATGTCTCGTTAAGGTCTGCGTTTGTAGAGAGGCGGTTGCGGTTGCTACCCCCTGCTACAGTTGGGTGAGCAGTGTTGAACAGAGTTACACCATCACCTGATGTGAAGGTATCGAAGCCAGTATTCAGCAAAGACGCCGCTTTGGTTTGCTTGGTATATGCCATACCCCGCGCCAAAGCTTTGGTGTAGCGTGCAGACAAGCTGTCATACAGATTGTCTTCTACTGCTTCCTCTGTAATTGAAAAGCCCATTCCCACGGTTTCGTGGTTATAGCGGGCGGTGAATGACTCCTGCGCCGTGTCGAATGAAATCGCAGAACCTTCCGGCTTAACCGGAGCGGCTCCGAACCCAGAGAGCTTGACCTCTTCTTCAAAGCTACGCTCTGAGGATTCTGTCTCGTAAATCTCTGTGTGTTCGTTTTCATACTTTTCGTACTCAAGCCCAAAGAGAGCGTTGAGTCCCGGCAGAAGTTCTTTAAGTAACTGTGGTCTTGCTATCGCCATAACTTAAATCCCCTATGCCGAGCCAGTGGCTGATGAGTGCTGATGATAGTTAAACTTGCACACCAGAATCGGGAACGAAGTTCCTTTTTCATCACCCTCATTGCCACCCTTGTAATCAATTACACGGATTGGGTTTTGAGCGTCTGTGCTGAGTTCACTAATATCCAAAGCAACCCGTGATACTTTCAAAGAAGTGTTCGGGGCTGTTTGAACCAACAGCGTATTTTTACCATAAATATCACCAGCATTTGTTGGCGCACCGTCTGCCTGTATTTCAAACAGGACATTCGGGTCGTCAACAACATAGGCCATAATATCTGAAGCGACTGTGCTTGCAGGATACAATGTGCTGAATGTTTTTTGGTTTGTGTTCGGGTCTGTATAAGACACACCCATGAAAACACCAACGATGTCGATTTCTGTCGAATCATCGCCAGTTCCGGCTTGCTTCTCAATTGTTGTAGCCGTACCGCCATCTACAAGATGAACAACATCTCCTGCCGCAATAGCAGTGCCGTAGTTAGAGGCAATAGGATACTGACGCATAACCTCAAGAGAACCTGAGTCTAGGCGTCCAACTGGACGCAATCCAAAAGGTGCCGCACTTGCTGACATCTTTTTTCTCCTTATCCAAATTTAACCAAGGGCTTTTGCAAGCCCGCTACTATGTCGTGCGCGTGGTTTTTTCTGGTCGTAGCAGGGGCATACGCGGGTCTGAATCCCGAAGATAGTTATTGTCAACCGCTTCCATTGCTTTCGCGTTCTGGTCAGCAAAATACTCTCTTCTTGCTTCGACATTTTCGGTTGAAGTCTTGCAAAGTAACAATCCACCAACCTCTACATTTCCGTCAAACTTGCTATCCACATCGGGCATAACATGCATTTCAGGATGCTCAGATGCAAGAACAGGCTCCCAGCCCTCGCGGAATCGAGAAGAAACATTTTTGTTGTCTGCCGCTCCAAGCGTGCTTGTGCGTATCCAACGATACTCAACTCCAGCCTGTTGGTCTGGGTCGGGCAATGCAGAAGGCCTTTTCCAAGATGTCTTCCGTTGTGTCTTTTCTCGCGTTTTTGTTGCGCGTGGTTCTCTATCAGCCATTATCTTGCTCCAATTTTAACATCTGCGCCGCATATTGTTCGGGGGTAATCCCTATTCGCTTGGCGAGAGCGACCTGTGTAGAGGTTAGTTGCACCTTGCGTGATGAATTTGCACTCCGCTGTGCGGGGGCTACCACGTTGCCAGTCTG